AGATTTTCGAAAATGGACATTTTTAAATTGTCCAAATTCGATTTCCCTTTTCGACTTTTATATAAAAGTTGTTACTGGTACTCACTATCTAATTATATCTGAAAAAAAGAGAGCATATATCATAACACTACAAAAAAACTAATTTACATGACAAAAAACAAAGTATTATTTTTAATTTATAAAATTGAATTAAAAAATTTGATATAAAGTATATATAACTCAAAAGAAATGGAATACGTATTTAAACTTTTTGAATTTAACGTTTATAATGAGAGAGGTACAGATGCCTCAAGTGAAGAAGAAGGAGAAATAGTTACATCAAAAGATAGTTCGTCATTTATGATTCAGGCTTTTGCAATAAATGAGGAAGGATTAACAGCGTCAATAGTTATACAAGATTATCAACCATTCTTTTACTTAAAGGTATCAAATGATTGGGGTCAAACAAAGAAGAATGCATTTTATAATCATTTAAAACAGAAAGTGGGTAAATACTATGAAGATTCAATAACTGAGTGTAAGTTAATAGAGAGAAAAAAACTGTATGGATTTGATGCTGGTAAGAAACATAGATTCATTGAGATGAAGTTTGCAAATGTTCAAATATTCAATAAAGTGAAAAATTATTGGTACCAAGATGAAACGAATGAAGATGGTGAAAAAGAACGCAAATTGTTAAGAAAGGGTTATAAATTTCAAGATACATATGTAGAATTGTATGAATCAAATATTCCCCCTTTATTACGTTTCTTTCACATAAGAGAAGTAAGTCCGTCAGGATGGATAGCAATGCCAATAAAAAAAACAGTGCAAGTGAGTGGTGTAAATAAAAGAACTACATGTAATTATGAGTTTGTGATAAGTTGGAAAAATGTAATACCATTAAATGATAAGGAAACAAGAGTTCCTTATAAAATAATGAGTTTTGATATAGAGGCTTCAAGTAGTCATGGTGATTTTCCAGTGCCGATAAAATCGTACAAAAAGTTGGCTACTAATATTGTTGACTATTTTGATGTGTTGGGTGATATAACCAATGAAAATTGTAAGAGCATATTACGGCAGATAATTAATAGTGCTTTTGGTTTTAATGTGATGGAAAAAATAGATATAGTATACCCAAAAGTTGCTATAAAAGATGAGAGTGATTTAAATAAGCGTATAGAAACGTGGTTAAAAACAAAGGTACGTGATAATAAAAAAGAATCGTCAGATGAGCATTTAATTGAAGCAATGTTTGAAAATGCTCAAAAACAAATGCAAGAGAAAGAAAAAACTGATGAGGGTGTAAATTCAGATGATGATTCAGATGATGAAGAAGTGGTAGAAGAAAAACTGTTTAAAATAGGAAGTGGTTTCAAACATGAAATAGACTATAAGAACAAAGAATCAACGATAGTAGATATAATGTGTGATAAAAAGTTTGAAAGAGATGGTAAAATAAATGAATTATTAAGATCACTGCGAAACAATTTTCCTGCTTTAGAGGGTGATAAAGTAACATTTATAGGTTCAACTTTTATCAAATATGGTGATGTAGATCCTTATATGAACCATTGTATAGTCTTGAATTCATGTGATAATCTGGTTGGTGGTAATTCAGTAATAGAGACGTATGAAACAGAGAAAGATGTGTTATTGGGTTGGACAAGATTAGTTCAAAGAGAGAATCCAGATATAATAATAGGTTATAATATATTTGGTTTTGATTATGAGTTTATGTTCAGGCGTTCTCAAGAGTTAGAATGCATGGAAGAATTCTTAAAATTATCAAGAAATGTAGATGAGGTATGTGCTTCTGCTCCTGATTACAAGAATCCTCATAAAATAGATATTGATAGAAGTTCAACAACATTAGCATCGGGAACATATGAATTATCAATAATAAAGATGAATGGTAGGTTGCAAATAGATATGTTAAATTGGTTTCGTCGTACAGAAAATTTGACGTCATACAAGTTGGATTATGTAGGGGGACATTTTATAGGTGATGAAGTAAAATCGTTGCTACATCAATGTAGCGATGAACCAAATGGTCAACAAATCACCCGAATAAAAACAACAAATATGACGGGATTACAAGTAGAAAGTTATATACATTTTGAAGAGATAAATCACTCCAGCGATTACTACAAAGACGGAGCCAAATTTAAAGTTACTTGCGTTAATAAAGATGAAGGCTGGTTTGAAATTGCAGGACATGAAAACCCACATGCCAAAAAAGTAAAATGGGGGTTAGCAAAAGATGACGTTACACCTAAAGACATTTTCAGAATGACAAATGAAGGACCAGCATCTAGAGCAATCATTGCTAAATATTGTATTCAAGATTGCAACTTAGTTCATTATTTATTTAATAAAGTTGACGTTGTTACTGATTTGGTTGAAATGGCTAAACTATGTAGCGTACCTATGAGTTTCTTAATATTTAGAGGACAAGGAATCAAATTAACCAGTTATGTTGCTAAAAAATGCAGAGAAAAGGGAGTACTAATGCCTGTCATTAATAAGGGATCTAAAGATGATGGTTATGAAGGAGCAATTGTTCTTGAACCAAAATGTGGGTTGTATTTGGATGATCCTGTTTGTGTTGGAGATTTTGCTTCACTTTATCCCAGTTCAATGCTATCAGAAAATCTTTGCCCTAGCAGTAAAGTATGGACCAAAATATTTGATCTGGCTGGTAATCTTATCACTGAAACCGGTGAACAAGATTCTGACAAAAACTTTATTTATGATAATATTACTGGATACGAATATGTTGATGTCCGATTTGACACATATAAATGGTTCAAACCTAATCCAAAGGCTAGAGCACAAAAGATTAAAAGTGGATATAAAATATGCAGATATGCTCAACCTTTAATGATTGATGGTAAAGAGGAAAAAGCGATTATGCCTGCTATCTTACAAGAATTATTAAAGGCTAGAAAAGATACCAGAAAATTAATTCCTCAAACACCTGATGAGTTCATGAAAAATGTCTTAGATAAAAGACAATTGGCATATAAAGTTACTGCTAATTCTTTATATGGTCAGTTAGGAGCCAAAACAAGTACATTTTATGAACCTGATATTGCTGCATCTACTACAGCAACAGGAAGATTATTATTAACTTATGCAAAAAAAGTTGTAGAAGAATGTTATGCCGATACAGATATTGACACCAAACATGGTCTTGTTAATACTAAAGCAGAATATGTATATGGTGACACTGACAGTGTATTCTTTAAATTTAATTTAACAGATAAAGAAACGGGACAAAAAATAACAGGTGATAAAGCATTAGAATTATCAATTGAAATAGCACAAGAAGCAACACATAATGTTTCAAAGTTTTTAAAACAACCACATGATTTTGAATATGAAAAAACATTTATGCCATTTTGTCTACTATCTAAGAAAAGATATGTATCTATTAAATATGAATTAGATCCTACAAAAGGTAAAAGAAATGAAATGGGTATAGTATTAAAAAGACGCGATAATGCTCCAATTGTAAAAGACATTTATGGAGGCGTAATAGACATTTTAATGAAAGAAAAAAATATACAAAAGGCTATAGATTATGTAAACCATTGTTTACAAGAATTGGTAGATGGAAAAGTACCTATTGAAAAATTAATCATTACAAAATCATTGCGTTCATTTTACAAAAATCCACAAGGTGTAGCACATAAAGTTTTAGCAGATAGAATTGCTGCAAGAGAACCAGGAAATAAACCTGCTTCAGGAGATAGAATTCCTTTTGTGTATATAGTTACCAAACCAGGAAAAAAGGGTGTTAAAGTACTTCAAGGAGATAAAATTGAGACACCCACATTTATTAAAGAAAACAATTTACAAATAGACTACTCATTTTATATTACGAATCAAATTATGAAACCTTTGTTACAATTATTTGGTTTGGTATTAAAAGATATTTGGATGAATCAAAAACCTCCAAGAAGAGCAAAAGTAACAAAATTGGAAGAAGATATAAAAAAAATAAATAATGATTTGTGTGATGGTACAGAAGAGGGAAAGAAAAAGGCAGATAAAAAAATAAATAATTTGAGAGATAAAGAAGTTCAAATATTAATATTTGACAAGTATTTGAGAGATACAGATAATGCAAAAACAGGTAACCAAAATATAAACAAGTTCTTTACAAAAAAGTAATTTAATAAATTATTATTAAAAATATTTAATAATAATTATTTTGTATTATAGACTAATTTTATTTTTTTTATTTTTTGTTATATTTTTTACAATACATTAACATTTATAAGGATAAAATAGAAGACTTTCCTTTCTGTTGTTTCATAATGAGTGCTGTCAAAGAATGCATTTGCTTTTCTAAACGCAAAACATGGTTTCTTAAATTGGTATGATCATGAGAATCATCTTCTGACTCAGAACAATTGTGTTCTTCTGTACAATGATTAATAGCAAGTGACTGCATTGGTTGAATAATTGAGGATGAATTCAACTTATGATACTCGCTGTATAAAATATTATAATCGGCTAATCCTTCTTGATCTAACTTGGACATAATAGCATTCGCTGTCCTTTGGTGTTTTGTAGCGATTTCATCAATTGGTAATTGCAGTAACTCAAATTCTCTTTGTAATTGTAGACATTCATTAATTGTCCAGCGCTTTCCAAATCTTTTACAGAGTGGCATTTTATTATACATATATATAAGATTTGTCTTTATATTCTTTATGATAATATTATTTTATGTTTGTCTATTATGACTACTAGATGGTCTAAGAATTGTTTCATATAATAAAATATTACTAGATGGATCAAACATAAATAAATCATTATTTCTGTTATTGTTATTGTTATTGCTTGACGGAAATAAAAGCGATTGAAATAATCGCGAGGTAACATTTGATATAATATCGCTTGTTAGTTGATCATTAGCAATATCAAAAGAAATATGATCTATTTGATTTGTTTGTGGATTGTGATACATATTTATATTATCAATTGAATTAGATAAATTATTTGATGAAGGGGTACCTACATTTAATGGAGTATTAGAAGAAGTAGAATCGTTATTTGATGATATAGGTTCGGTGGTTGAAGAAGATGTTTCAGGTGTATTAGTTGTAGTTGTAGTTGTAGTTGTATTTCTAGTTGCATCTCTAGAATTTTGTCTTGATAGAGTCCGATAGTCACGAATATCATAACGACAAACAGGACAACGTACATTATTTTGAAACCACTCTTGAATTGCATTTTCACAAAAAATATGACCACAATGAATAATTTGTCTTACATTTTGTTCATCAGTAAATTCTTCTAATGATATGGGACATCTATTGGTCAATGGTTCTGAAATATCTCTATATCTTATGTTTCTAGTTGCATTTTCAATTTGTTCTGCAGTTGGTCTGATTTGAACAGTCGTATTAAGGAATGAAGTTAAAAAATTAAATAAATTATCATTATTAAGTCTAGTATATAACGAGGGATTAATTGGATTATCGTAATCATAATACACATTAGATCTTGAACGATTATTAGTGTTAGTTGTAGATCTAGAATTTCTATTGAATGGTAGTGGATTATTTCCAAAACCAAAATTATCAAAGACACGAGAAAAATTCATTACATTTTGTCTCTGTCTATTTCTGGATGATCTGGATGTATTTGTAAATAATATATTATTTATTTGAGATCTAATATCATCTTGTTGATCTAAAAGATGTTCAATAAGAGAATTGGCTTGTTCGTATTGAGCAATATACACATTGAGTAATCTTCTTTGTTCGGGAGTTAAGTTAGAATTAAATGAACCGCTGTAATGAGACATATAATATATTATATGAAATATGTTTAAATATAAACTAATTAATTAATTATATGAATTTTTCACAATTCCGAGACAAAGGATTATCTGGATTAAATAATTTAGGTAATACGTGTTTCCTAAATACGACGATGCAAATATTATCACATACTTATGAATTAAATAGTTTCTTACAAGATGGAACATATAAAAAAAAATTAAAAAATAAATTTGATTCGGCACTAATACTAGAGTGGGATGCATTAAGAGAAATATTATGGAGTGAAAATTGTGTAGTTTCTCCGTTTAAATTTGTAAAGACAGTACAGAAATTGGCAAAGATAAAAGATATAGAAATCTTTACAGGTTATAATCAAAATGATGTCCCAGAATTTTTAATATTTGTTATAGATTGCTTCCATAATTCTTTATCAAGAGAAGTACAAATGACAATTGAAGGGGAAGTAAAAGATGAAAAAGATAAAATAGCAGTAAAATGTTTTGAGAGAATAAAACAAATGTATGAAAAAGATTATTCCGAGATATGGAGTATATTTTATGGTATTCAAGTATCTAATTTAAAACGTCTAGATAACGATAATTTGTTAAGTATGGTACCAGAACCATATTTTATAATTAATCTTCCAATTCCTCTAAATAATAAATCACCTAGTTTGATTGATTGTTTTGATTTATATGTAGAGGGAGAGATTTTAGAAGGTGAAAATGCAGTAGTAGATGAATCTTGTGGTGTAAAGGTAGAGTGTAAAAAAAATATAATGTTCTGGAGTTTCCCAAATATTTTGGTAATAGATATTAAGCGTTTCAATTCAATGAATAAAAAAAATCAAATATTAGTAAATTTCCCTTTGGAAAATTTAAATTTATCAAAATATGTTATTGGATATAATAAGGATAAATATATATATGATTTGTATGCAGTATGTAATCACAGTGGTTCTGTGTTAGGTGGTCATTATACTGCGTTTGTAAAAAACGCAAACGGGAAATGGTATCACTATAATGATACTAGTGTCGCGGAAGTAGGAATGACACAGCAAATAATAACACCAAAAGCCTATTGCTTTTTTTACAGAAAGAGACAATAAATTATTATATGGAATATATATATATAATATGAGTGACTCAACAAATACTGATATTTCTAGCATAAATACAGGTTTAGGAGACGTAGCAAATGACACATATAGTTATATAAATAATTTATTATCTAATCCGAGTTTAATAATAATTTTTGTAGTAGTTTTATTGATATATCTTATTATTTTTATGTCTTTAGGAAGTGGTTCCACTAATGATTCGTTATCGGGTTCAGTGTCTAATTCTAGTACCCAGAGCCTATCAGTTATAGTTATAGCATTTTTCATGATTTTAATAATAATTAATGGTTTACAATATTTTTTTGGTGTTGATATTATAGCAAAAATCAAAAACTTATTAACAGGTAAACCAGAAATTGATATAACTGTAGATACATCTCGTTTAGAAGCATCAAAAGCACCTGTACCGGAAATATTACTGAAACCACAAGTATTTAATATTCCTGGTAATGATTATATTTATCCGGATGCTAAATCATTATGTAAGGCATATGGTGCCCGATTAGCAACTTATTCAGAAATAGAAGATACATATAAAAACGGAGGAGAATGGTGTAATTATGGATGGTCTGAGGGTCAAATGGCTCTATTTCCTACACAACAAAAAACCTGGGATGAACTTCAAAAAATACAAGGTCATGAAAATGATTGTGGAAGACCGGGAGTTAATGGTGGATATATTTCAAATCCTAAAGTAAAGTTTGGTGTAAATTGTTACGGTTTTAAACCACAAATAAATAGTACTGAAGAGGAATTAATGGCTAATCAACCTATCTATCCAAAAACACTAAAAGATATTGCAATGGAAAACCGAGTAAAATATTGGAAAGATAAATTATCGGAAATTTTAGTCTCTCCTTTTAATCATAACACATGGTCTAGGATTTAATAACTAGATTATGTATAATATTGATTATCATCTCTTTCTGTTTTAAAGTAATATACAACATATAAATTATAAAAACACAAACAAAATAAGTTTATAATAGAAACAAATGTAGCGGCACGTAACGCACGATTAGCGCAATTATAAAAAAATATATAACATACAGAAAAATTAAATCGTTGTACTTCTGGTAATTGTACTGTAATTGCTTTTCGACATATTGGACAAGATGGTGTATTAATAATCCAATTATTTAAACAACTATTATGTAATAATGGTTTACAATAACAAGTTGTTATAAATTGAGGAAACTCTTTAATTGATTTGATAGGGTTATTGTTAGTTGAAGGTAGCCAGCAGATAAGACATTTATCATTATTATTTTCTTTTGGTAATTCAGTGAGTTCTTTAAGTATAATATTTTTGTCATAATATTCTGAAGATGTATATAAAAAGTAATACATATAAATTAATTAATATATATGTATAAATAAATATTAATACTCGTACTAATAAGTCATTAATACAAAAGCGATAATTCTATTTATAGATTTTTGATAGTCTTTTTATTATTGTTAGTTTTATTAATATTTCTTCGTGTTTTTCTCTGTTTACGTTTATGTATTTCAATAAGAGAAAATAATTTATCATGAATTTCATCAGGTAACATTTTGTGACTACCTGCGTAGGATGTATCAGAAGATTTAAACTCTTTTTTAGGTGTAGGTTGATTAATATAATATAACCCTGCAGGTACTGCTAAATTTTCAAATAAAACAGGAGATGCTTTTCCTCCAAAAATGTCACCGTTAGTATATGTTGTAATAGGTGAAATACCATGTGATAAAAAATTAGAATTAATTTTATACCCACCAGATAAAAACTGTGGTTCATCATTATTTTCTCCTCCCATTTTAGTCATGATCACAAATTCTCCTTCATCCATTGTATAAAATAAATTGATATAAATTAATTATTATAAAATCGCTTTATTTCAGGAATATATTTAATATCTCGTTTATTTTTAATATACTCAACAATTTTTTTAACCTGATCCTCATTTTTAATAATTTCACTTAAACAAGTTTCTAAATACTTAAATGTTAGTTGTTGAGTATCTTTAACCTTAACAAACTTTAATTGCCCATCGCTAATTTTAACTGAGGAATTAGATAGATTGCTATTTTCAACATATGTATTAATCTGTTCACTTAAAGAATTTTTTTTATCTCGTAGTTCTTTCATTTTATCTCCAAGTTGTTTCATTTGATTATCAATAGAAATCCATTGTTGAAGTTGTTGTTCAAAACTCATTTATTAATATCTCACAAAAAATATTATTTGTAATTACTTAATTATTAATAAGTAGATATATGTTGTATCAATTAATTGTTGAATAAAGGTAATATAGATGCATGTTTTTATTATATGGTGGAAATTTACACTTGTATGTTAGTTTATAAAGTGGTGTACTTTTCTTATCAATATCATTTTTAGTTTTAACTGTAATATTACTAAATAATCCTTTTTCTTGTAAATAATGAGGTCCAATACCGTTAGCGGATAATTTAGGTACCTTGTCCCATATATCTTTAAAATTTTTATTTTGTTTGTATATATTTCCAAATATGTAATGATGAATAAAATAAGTTTCTGCTTTGTTATGTCTAATATAATAATTTATTGTTGCGTTACACCATAGTTCTATGATATAATTATTTTTTTCTGCATAAATAAACCAATTACTGACAAGTCTATCTGGTGCAGGTTTATTAAAAGCAAAAAATCCTTGTTGAATATAATTTGGTAACCAATCATTTAATGGTTTATTACAAAATGTAGTTGCATCAGTCCATAATCCTCCATGATTCTTAAGAAGTATCATTCTATAAATATCTGATAAATGACAAGGTTGTATTTGTTTTTTAGAAATATCAATATATTCTTTTAAATTAACGTATTGCGTTAAATTAGTGTTATCAAGTAATATAATATTCCAATCAGAATTATAATATTTCCAAGATTGTACACATCTTTTAACAATATCTGGAGCATTTTCAAAACCTTGAAACCATAAAATAAATATATTTTTATTCATTTATACTAAAGTTAAGAATAAAAATATATCTTACTATATCTGCTAAATGTGTTTAAAAGTATTTAAAAGTATTTAAAAATATTTAATTTCGTTTGTAACGATATTTTCTACTTTTACTAGAAGTATGACCTCTACCTTTTCCAAAACTGTTTTGAGCGGCTAAAAGTGAAAAAGGTACAATAGCATCGCCGATAATACTTGCTATACTTCCTCCTTTTTTAGAAGAATTGTGGTGTTTTCTGTGTGCTCTTCTTTTTCCACCGGTTAAATTTGGTTTTAAATAAGGTTGAGCATCTTGTGCGTTGATATTTTTAACTGGAACAATGTTATTACTTTGGATAGTACCAAGATTTTGTCCAGGTTGAAGTGTTAAAGAATTCATAAATTGTGTCCATCCATTACCTAAAGTTCCAAGACCCCAGCCCCATGCACTAGCAGGATTGCCAGATAAGTCTCCTCCTTTTTGAGTATGACGAAGAGTTCTTGCTTTTGACTTACTTCTATATTTTTTAGTATGTCCCATTATATATTTAAACAAGAAAAAATTATCGTAAAGTACTGATTACTGTTTTATTACGCAATAATGTTACTAATATTATTAATATGGCTAAAATTAAAATAAAAATTAAAAATACAAGAAATATAATAACATAAATGTATGGGTAAATTTCATATAATATTAAATCCGTTACAGGAGAAAATAACACCTTAATTTCATTTCTAACATCTTCTGTTTTCAATATGTCTAAACATTGTTTTATTAACGAATCTTTCATAATTAATTAATAAATAGATTTTTATACGCAAATATAAACTTGTTTTTGCGTGTTAAAATTATATAATTTTTCTCTAGTTTCAATAAATATGGATAATATTATAGAACCTACAATGGATTATGATTTTTCTGGATTATATTTAGGCCCTCCAAGTACTTTAGCAGGTGGTGCATATTTTACTAGAATTATGTATGGTAACAATAAACAGTTATTCATACAAACTCCTAAAAGTTTGACCAAACAAGGATTCATTAAATCAGGCAAAAAAATGTATTGTGATTTAATGTTTGACAACAATGATACTGTTTTTATTAATTGGATTGAAAATTTAGAATCAAAATGTCAAAATCTTATTTTTACTAAAAGCACTCTTTGGTTTGAAAGTAAATTAGAAAAAGATGATATTGAATCTGCTTTCACTTCACCTTTTAAAATATTTAAATCAGGTAAATATTATTTATTAAGAGTTAATGTTAAACCTAACATTAAAATATATAATGAAAATGATCAGATTCTTACGTCTGATGAACTAACACCAGATAAAACTGTTATATCTATACTGGAAATACAAGGGATTAAATTTACATCTAGAAATTTTCAAATTGAAATAGAACTTAAACAAACTATGGTTGTTAGTCCAGATCCATTTTTAGACCTGTGTTTTATTAAAAAACCAGTAAATAAGGTTTCAAATAAAATAAAGGAAACTGAATTTGATGAGGAAAATATAGAATTAGATGGAAAAACAGAAATATTAGAAGAATCACGTACAAATGATTTACTACCAAATTTGGTTGATATAGATAGTTTTGTTGAAGAATCAGTAAAAGATTTAGAAAAAACAAATGTAGGAGAAATGGTTCCAATTGATTTAGAGATGCAATCAACAGATTTAGTAGAAGACGATAATGTACCTTTAGATTTTGAAGATCTTACACCTGAAGAAGCGACTGTTCTTGAAGATCCAAATTTATTAAAAGAAGTAGATATAACTAACAACTTTGCTAGTTTAGAGAATAATTTAGAAATAGTTACATTAAAAAAACCAAATCAGGTATATTATGAATTATACAAAAAGGCTAGAGAAAAAGCAAAAAAAGCAAAAAAAGATGCTATATTAGCTTTCTTGGAAGTTAAAAATATTAAGAAAACTTATATGTTGGATGATATTGATGAAAGTGAAAGTGATAATGATGACTTTAATTTAAATGATGGGGATTCACAAGTGTCAGAAGAAGAAATTTTAGAATAATAAATATACTTTAGAACAAATTTAGAATAATTTATAACACAGACTAATAATTAATTAATTATTAATTTCAAAAATATTTTATCCCTAATTTTATATAATGAGTGTTTCTATAAAAAAACTCTGGAATGAATATGGTATAGGAGGCGTTTTACTCGCTATCATTGTTCTATATGTACTCTATATGTTATATAAGTACTTGATGAATAAAGGAATGTACGGCAATGAATATTATGGCGAATCAAGAAAAAAAGCATATAACAATGGTCCTTCAGGAAATAATAATAGTTCCCCTCAACCAGCAATGGAAGGTGGAAATGAAGTGTACTCTTCTGTAGGTGGAGGACAAACTAGCGGTCAAGGTATTCCTAGTGCTTGCAATAAACCTAATATGCAAAACCCTTCTGATCTTTTACCAAAAGATAGTAACAGTCAATGGGCTCAATTAAATCCTGCTGGTAAGGGAGATCTTGCCAATATCAATTTATTAAAGGCTGGATACCATATTGGTATTGATACTATTGGACAAACTTTACGAAATGCTAACTTACAAATTCGTTCTGAACCTCCTAATCCACAAGTCAATGTTGGACCATGGAATTTATCAACAATTGAACCTGATTTCATGAGACCACCTTTGGAAGTTGGACAAGGTACTCAATAAATTATTTTATTATGCAAAATACTAGCAACGATATATCTAGTACATTATTAAATATTATTTGTAAATAATATTTAATTATTTAAGACTTATAACTAAAGACAAAATTTAAAAAATTGGTTTATTAATCACGAGTTCTTGTGATATCATACCTAGGGCTGCTATCATTGCTAATCTACCATTATTCAATTCAGCATTTAACATAAATTCTTCATCTTTATTTTGAAATGAAAGTGGTAGAGATAACCCTAGATCTCCCGGCTGATAATTTTCCTTCATCAGAAAAAAATTTGAAGGATTATTAAATGGGTTTTCCCAACCTAGTAACAATGATTGAAGTTCACTTGCTGCTACTACTGTAACAAATAATGATAATGTTACCGCGTCAGCATTATCTAAAACATGAATAGCCTGTTTATTTGTCACTAATTCTGTTATTGGAATTGCTGTTGAAGCAATCATTCCCCATCTTCCGTGTTTTAATTCAGCCTCACGAAGTTTTATCAACTCACGAGTTGATTTATTCTTTGAAAATCCTAATGGATCAAAATTAACTATTGGTTTGGTTGAACCACTAAAAGTAAATCCTACAGCATTTGAGGCTATAAGAGCAAAAAGTACTAATAACATATGCATTATATATTATTGCTTATTTTGTCTTTATACTCTAATTTACTAATATTTAATATTCTCCTCCACGTAAACGAAGAACCAAATGAAGGGTTGATTCTTTCTGTACATTGTAATCAGAAAGGGTTCTACCATCTTCTAATTGTTTACCAGCAAAAATTAATCTCTGTTGATCAGGAGGAATACCCTCTTTTTCTTGAATTTTTGCTTTTACATTTTCAATAGTGTCCGAACTTTCAACTTCTAATGTTATAGTTTTACCTGTTAGTGTCTTTACGAATATCTGCATATTATAATATATAGTGATAATTTATTTTTAAGTTGTTTTATTATTTAATCAAAAAGTATTTATATATTTACAGATTTATTAATATAAAAAATATTATTAACTATATATTATATATATGTCAACTTATCCTATTACACCACCATACACACAAACTATAGTTACCAACTATACACAATGGCAAATTAGGAATTCATATTTAGTGCCTTTTTCTTCTTGTACATTTTTTGTAGCACTATTGAATGCTGATTCAACTCTTTCTCAAACACTAACATTTATGATGTCGGGAGATGAATACAATAATTGGGGTAATAATGATCAATACTTAGTAAATTGGATTAATCAACAAATTGCAAATCTTTCTGGTCCAACAGGTCCAACTGGTCCAACAGGTGATACTGGACCAACTGGAGACACTGGAGCAACGGGAGACACTGGAATTACAGGTGATACCGGAGTCACTGGAGCAACGGGAGCAACTGGAGAC